CGGGATGATGAACATCAAAGTGGAGGAGCTGGATGCCTTCTGCCGCTTTGTGATGAGCCAGACGCCCGACCAGTACGGCAGCGTCCAGGTGCCGATCAGCGGCTGGAAGAAGACCAGCCAGAAGGGATTGGCCTATGTGAGTGCCGTGGCACAGCCGCCGCGCGACTGGGTGGATCCCGGTGATGCTGCGCAGAAGCTGGCTACTGCCACCGATGGCGTGGTGCTGAACATCGACACTAGCGACGACATGTTCTGAGCTACATCAGCTCAAGCTCCAGGCGGGCGATCTCATTGACCGCCTGCTGGAGGAGCTGCTGCTGATAGTGGGCTTGCTTGAGGAGGGCGGCCGCCATGATGCCTGCATCCGGGCTTGAGAGCAGGGTGCGGGCTTGTTTTTCTAGCTCGAACTGCTGCTCTGGCGAAAGCTCCACCAGCATCCACTCACCGAACCGCATTGTGCTAGACCAGTGGGGCACACGATCATGATAGCAATGCAGTGCCAGCGATGCTCCAGCTCGATGGTGAGGGCGGTGGCGACGAACAACAAGGAGCCTGGCGTCACCGTGCGGAAGCGACAGTGTGCCGATTGTGGTTTTGTGTGGTTCACGGTGGAGCTGCCCGTTAGCCCGGCGGTGGTCGGCTGGGGGCGGATTGATGCGAAGGGGCAAAGCAAGCCGGTGCTGCGCGTGCCGGTAGAGATCGCGGTGGGCACCGAGGCCGTGTGAAGAACTGTCACACACCCCTAGGCATGTGCCCCGTCTGTGGGGCATGATTAGTGCATCGGAGGGAAACGCCTCCACCGCACTCCAGCTATGACCCTCAGCCAAGCCCGCCGCATCCTCGACCAAGCCGGCATCACCGTTGTCAACAATTGCCCCAGCTTCAGCAGCAGCCGCCGCGGCATCCACGGTGGCCCCACTTACCGGGTTTACCGTCCCGGCGACACCTTTGCTCAAGCCCAGGTAATGACCCTGGTTCAGGTCCGGCAACTGGCTTTGGCTCACACCTGAGCCCTCCGGGGCTCTCTATTTATTCCATCAACGCCATGATTAACCGCATCAACAACGCCATCTGCCTTCTTGTCGTCGCTGCTGTGTTCGCCATGATCGGCATCGAGGCCGGCAATCAAGCAGGCGCTACGCACTCCGGCACCCAGTCCTACATCGAGGTGCGCAAGTGACCCCCCGCCGCTTCTATTTCACGATCAAGGATGCAAACGTCTGTGAATGCGTGATGGCGCACAGCCTGACCGAGGCCAAGCTGATTGCAGCCGATACATGGCTTCCATTCTGGAACCAGATCGAATGGCTCAACCCTGAAACCGTCACAGGCCTACCCAATGAGTAATTCGCCGATCGCCTTCCAATGGCGCACTGACCCAGAGGAGCAGGGCATCTACGGCGAAGGTATCAGCAGGCCACGCCATGGCGCACGCACCAAGGAATACAAGCTGATGATCTTTCCCGGTGGTGCCAAGCCAATGCTCTGGATCACCCGTGCTGAGAATGTCGGCGCTGCGATCCGCTACGCCCAGAACCGCTGGCCCAATGCCACCGTGGAGGTGGCATGAACCCAGCAGCACGCGCCCGCCTCTATAGCCTCTTGGAGGGCAGCAACACCTTCAAGGCTGGCCAGCAGTCAGAACGTGATCGACTTCGGCTGTTGATCAACATCCGCATCGATCAGCTTCACGGCACCATGGGCATCCGTAACCGTGAGCAGCTTTGCCGTGAACTGCTTCACATCCGCCGCTATTTAGACGATGAGACTTGACCAGCAACGCGCCGACATGATGGAGGCGCTGTACCAGCGCAGCGGCCGTGAGGAGTTGCCCTATGGCCATCCACTGCGTGGCACTGTGACGGGACTGTGGGAAGAGTTCGCTCGTGACATGGCCAGCAATTTCCGCGACACCAGCTACGAGGAGATCTTCAAGCGGGTGGTGAAGGCGATGGATGAGACCGAATCGGTAATGACCGAGAAGCAGGCGCAGCAGGCCATTGAGGTATGCCGCCAAGTGCTGCTGGGCAAATGGGCCTGAGGCCACCAACCAGCACCAGCTTCAAGCCAGGCCATGTGCCCGGAAATGCTGTAATGACGCCGCAAAACGCCATCGACATCCGAAAGCTGTACGCCAGCGGCTGGACAATCAAACAGTTGGCGGCTATCTACGGCATCACCAGCACCCACATCTACGACATCATCACCCGCAAGAAATGGAAGAACGCAGAACAGCAAGCGACCTTGTGAACCATCCGGCTCATTACCAGGCGGGCACGGTGGAAGCCATCGACTTCATCGAGTCGGTGATCAGCGACGCACCTCACATGGTCCCGGCATACCTGCAGGGCCAGGCACTTAAGTACATGATCCGCATGTGGCTCAAGGGAAGCGCCTTGGAGGATGCGCTTAAAGCAGAGTGGTATCTGAACCGACTCATTGCCAAGATGGAGTCATGCTCGAACACCTCCGGCTGAATTGGCTTGAGCGCATGGCGCTGCGGATCCTATGCCGCAGTGAGCGCATCGGCTTGCTGGTGGTGAAGCGCCACGGCTCGCGGCTGGTGTTTGTCGTGAGGGATCAGACCGATCCCATTGACATCACCGAGGCTGATGAACCGGTGACGATGCAGCTTGAGCGGTTGTATCACCAGCCGAGTTACGGCGAAGATGAATGATCAGGTTGCACGCCGGCCGACTGCTGCTGGTGTGCGACCGCGCCGATAAGACATGGCACGCACGGGTAATCCTGGGCCCGAAGCCTGACCACCAGCTCGACATTGATACGGGCACCAACCAGCTGCAGGAGGCGCTGCTGCGTGCCCATGAAATCTTTGATGCAGCACTGGCAAGCATCAGGCCAACTGGCTGCGCAGTGATGTGCTGGGATTGCCTGCAGTGGGATATGACCCGCCAGCGATGTGAGCTGATGATCCCTGAAGCGAAGCGCAGTGGTGGGCGCTACGCCGTTGTGTGCGAGATGTTTGATCGGGCATTGGCTTCGCCAGACTGATAGAGGCCGCCAGGTCGCCGTGTCCAAGCGTGAGTTCAACACGCCAATCCGTGAGCCTTGGAATGTGCTCATCCATCAATCGCTGCAGGCAATCGACCGGCACAACCGCCTGTGGTTTGACTCGGGTGATGGGTGGCACCTCCAGCAGGCGCAGGTGCTGCGGGATTATGTGGCGGCCCTCAAAACATGGATTCATCGTGAGGAGGCACGGCAATGTTCGGACCTGAAGTGATTAGCCGGACTGATCGAGACGGCGGCTACATCGAGGTGCTGATGCCTGTGAAGGGTGAGGTGTATTACCGAAGCTGCGTCGGTGGCGTATGCCGGTATAGCTCGGACTGGTTTCAGGCAGAGATCTACCTCAATCAGATGCTGCGGCCATGAAGTACCCGCCGGTCGTGATCTTCGGCCTCACCTGGCTAGGCGGCATGTTGCTCGCCACTATCTGGTTGACGATGTTCTGAGTGGCTGGTGATCCACTGGACGATCGCCCATTCGCCGAGCGCCGACCAGAACGGTTGGGCGCGATACCAGTCCACCCATGGTTTGTGCGATTTCGAGCAATTACAGGACCAACAACAGGCCACCATGTTGCTGGGCACTGTCAGGCCGCCATGGACCTTCGGGATGACGTGATCGAGGGTGGGGCTCCGGCCAAGGGGATCGTTGCAGTAGGCGCACCTATACCCCCAGCGCAGGAGTATCTGATCACGGGCCGAGCGGCGAGTGACCAGGCGGGTTTCTTCAATGTGGTGCTGATCCACAGAGGTCCACGGGGAGGGTGAACAGCTCGATGCCCAGCTCTAGGAGATCTTCCTCGTTGTGGACGAACTCAGCGATTTGGGAGTAAATGTCAGCCGGCAGCTCCTCGGGATCGGTTTCGGAGCGCACCAGCACCTTGGCGGTGATCTCCACGATGTACGCCCGCATGGGCGGCAGCCCCGGCTGGTTAAACGGTAGCGGGTGCAACGGGATCGGCAGATGTGACAGTTCGTTAACGTGCCCTGCATCCGGGGCACTGTGCCCTGTCGGCGGGGTATAGTTCACACATCAACGCACCGGACCGATGATCCTCCCCGCCCTCACTGATCGCGCCAACCACTTCCTGATCTCCGCCGATGGCACCGAGCTGGTCCGCTTCTGCGAGGCCGGCGGCCACCAGATGATGATGACCCGCTTTGCTGTCGAGGATGGCCAGTGGGAGCCTCAAGGTGGTGGCTTTGATTGGACTGGCCGGATTCGTCAGCGTTATCAGCAGCTCACCGCTAAGGGCTATCACAAGGTCGCCTGATCTTTACCGGGCCGCTTCGGCGGCCCTACTCTCGCCACCATGACCGAACCATCAACTGCCGCGATCCTGCGCGCCATAGCTGCCGAGCTGCACATGGAATCGCCGCTAGGCGACACCGACGCAGATGCAGGCGTGTTTGCTGCTCATCACGCTATTCGCCAGCGCATCCTGCAAATCGCTGCTGAACTTGAATCCCACCCATGACTTACATCCTCCGCATCGGTCCGTGGCATATCGGACCGTTCACCACTCACATCGCTGCCACCACCTTTGCGGAGCAGCACGGCTGCGACGATTACACGATGATCCCGCTGGATGATCCGGCCGAAGCGCCCGGCAACATCCACCGGCTGCGGATGGCGCCGCTGCAGCATCCGATGGCGCGCTAGCCCTTGCTGCCCGTGACGCCGAGATCGGCGTTGTAGCGGCCTGTGGCGGCATAGGTGCGATCAGGCAGTCCAGCCATGATGTGAAAGATCATCTGACCGATCTTCATGTCGGGATAGAGGGGGATGGGGTGCATCCGTCGAGCATTGCTTAGCTCCAGCGTGAGCCGTGAGCCGTACCAGCCACAATCGGCAAATCCGGCGTGGCTGTGCTCGTAACCCTCTCGCGCACGACTGGATTTCAGGTAGAACAAGCCGCACACATGATCTGGCATCGAAAAAATTTGGCGAGTTTCGGCCAGGCAAAACTCCCCCGGTTGCAGCCAGTAGGGGGTTTCAGCGGTGTGGCCGTTAATGCCGACAATCTGCAGCTCAGGGCGATCCGGCACCTCAATCATGATGCGATCCCCCAAAGTCAGGTCAAGGCTGGCAGGGTTCAGCAGCTCGTGATCGAACGGCACCACCATGGCGTGCTGCTCGCACAACCGGCGGATCTCATGATCGGGCAAAATCATCAGGCGTAATCCCAGCGGCGCCGCTTGCCATCAGCGCGGCGACCGAGATGAGTAAAGGCCGGTGCAGCGTAGCCGAGGCTGTGCGGCCAGTTTTCATCGCACCATTTCTCAACAGCTTTCATGTCGGCACCATCGACCACGAAATCGACCGCACCAACGCCAGGCGCTGAGTAGAGGTGCTCGCTGTTGGTGGCACCACCGACTGATGCGTTGATGGCAGCCGGCCTGAAGCCCGAGGTGATGATGATGCTCTTGCCGCCGAAGCGTTGCCGCACACGCTCAAGGAACGCCGCCAGCTCCGCTGCAGTGTTCACCTGATACTGATGGACGAAGCGCCGCGCCTCCTGATCAAGCGCAAACTCACCCAGGCGGATGTGCGGTGTGATGCGCGCGCTGAACGATGAGTCTGGCGTCAGCCTGGCGGGCTCCTGCTGCATCTTCGGGCGATGGTCGCCCCATAGCTGCCCTTCTGCCTTACGGCGCCGCAGCAGGCCGGCTTCAACGTTGGTGCCAGGGTTGCGGTACAGCTCCATGGCGGCGGGCACCTTGTCCCATGCCTGCTCGCGCAGCACCTTGCTGATCGTCTCAAATCCGGGTGTGCCGTAGAAGCCAGCACCGAGGTTGTAGGCGAAGCTGACCAACGCCGACCGCTGGTTGTCGTCCATCACCTTCCAGTGCGGGATGGTGCTGGCCAGCTTGTCAGCGATGCGATCTACCTCAAGCCGCAGCATCATGTCGGCCTCGATCATGGTGATCTTGTCGCCGCGCTTCACCGGCACGCCACCGCTATAGCGGGTGGTGCCGTAGCCGATCGTCCATGGATCGCCACCGCTAAGCGGATCGGGGTAGGCGGAGAGATGCACACCCTCGAATTGCTTGATCAGGTTGATGCCAGCCGATAGATCGACCTGCTTGCCATCCTGCGACCAAGCCTCGAACCACGGCCGATCACGCCGCATCGCCTGCTGGTAGCCATTGGCAGCGATGTCTTGTTCTAGCAGGCTGATCGCCGCGGCCTGGTGGGGAAGCCCCTTGTAATACCGAAACAGAGTCTGCAGCGTGATCGGTGCCGTGTTGGCCATGTCAGCGGCGCTTCGGGAACATGATGCGCAGCGCCTGCAGGAGCAGTTGAACCCAGCTATTGGACTTTAGCGGGGTGATGGCGATGATCTCGGAGCCAGCGGCAATGATGATCGCGATGATCGCAATGGTTTCAGGGGACATAGCAGCAGTGCCTGAATCCCTAAGTTACTGCTGAAGCTCCAGTGCGCGCACGCGCTTATCTAGGTCGGACAGTTCGTTGCGTGCGTCGATCTTCAGCTCTTCAATCGATTTGGCCATCTGCACCACAGTGGCCTCGATCCGTGCGGACTGGATCTGCATCGAGATCAGCAGACCACCGATGGCGATCATGCCAGTAGCTAAGACGGTGGGCAGCGAGGCGGAGAAGACGCCACCTACGCTCTGTGGTTCTTCAGCCATCGCTGTGGCGACTTCCATCCCATCCATCGTAGCGATCGAACGGGTCCGGCCTCCCCTGCAGGATGGCTACAGCACGGCGATAGTAATGATTGTCCGTCTTCCCGGCACGCTCGAGGTGGTCGCGAATCTTGCGCCAGTTTTCGAGCGTATCGCGATCCATTAGCGGCCTTGCCCCCTCAGCGGCTTGCGGCCGCGGCGACGTGGGCGGGACTGTTGTCCATACCCTTGGCGTGTGGTCTTCGGTGGACCGGGCTGGTGCTCGATGCGAGCGGTGCCGGTTTTGCTGCGGACGGCCATCAGCCCTCAGCGAGCAGGGCTCGCAGGTCGTCAACCGTGAGGCCGGCGGCGGCCAGCTTTTCAGCAGGCGTCAGCTCGGGGACGGGCTCGGGCTCGGGTGCAGGCTCGGGGGTGTTGCCGGCTTCCAGCCAAGCGAGGTAGGTCTGGTAGTCGGTGTTGGCGTGGTCGGGTGGGATGAAGGCGTTGTCCGCAAGGCGGAGGATAATGTCGCCGGTGGTGAGTTGGTAGGTCATGGGTTACAGCTCAATAGCGGCAGTCCAGTTAGTGTAAAAACCAACGTTTGAAGTTCCACTAGCAGTTGCTTGCGCGTAGAAAGAACTTTCATCTGAATAAGCACTTGTTAAACCACTGGCAGTTGCGTAGCTGGTGGATGAATAAGAAATTGTGGCCGCAGCTCTTTTTGTTGCTTTGTAGTAAACAGTTTGCCCAAAAACATTTGCACTAGCTGCATAAACTTCAAACTGAACTTTGCCTTTTTCGTAATACCTCTGACACAACGCCAGCTCCTGCCCGTAGCTCCTGCGCTCAAACGGGGTGGCGACGCTGCCGGCTTCAAGCTGGACGCCGGTGATGTAGAAGGTGGCGCCGTTGGTGCCGACGACAGAGGTGGCTCCGGTGGCTGACTTGTAATTGTTGCCAGACCAGCTTCCTGCGGTGCCAGAAAGAGTTGAGCCAGTGCCAAGCGAAAAGATCACAGCCATGGCTCCGGTGTTATCGGATGGCCAGGTGCCAGAAGTGTCTCCGGCTATAACAACAGTTTTGTACTCAAACGTGTTAGCTGCAGAAATACTGAACGTAAACGGATAGCTTCGATTTGCACTGCCGTTTTGGATTGCACCACCAAAAGTCCCCGTTAGTGAAGACCTCACCCAAAAGGAAAGAGTAGTGGTCACTGCGGAAGCTGTTCCGTAATCCAGATCAGCGACATTGAAACCTTCAATTACTTGCTGAATGTTAAAGGTTTCACTAGCGCCGACCGTATAGGCAGACAGAGACGTGACTAATGCACTATTTGTAAACCCAGTCGGAGCAGTAGTGCTGCGTGCAACGCTGTATTTGCTGGTGACCGGCATAGCGCAGTACCAGCGATCAAGGGTATACGTGCCAGCAGTCGGCGTCACACTCGCCCCAGCATTGCGCTGGTCGATCCGCATGTCGCCGTTGATGATGCGGTTGCGAGCACCACTGAGCGCCCCACCGTTAAGGCTGCTGAGCTGCGCGGTGGCGGTGCCGTCTGATGCCAGCACGATGGCGGGCGAGGCCGCTGAGGCGTGTTGAAGGTTGGTTACTTTGATTGAAGACACTTAGCTCACCTCCTGAAGGGGTCGATGGGTTTGCTTGGCCGCTTCATAAGCAGCAGAGGCGGCGACGGGATCGTCAAACGTTCCAAGGTGTAACTGTTTTTTATTCACAACCAGTTTGGCTCGGTATTTGCCGTTCCAGTGATGAACGCCAACGTAACCAGTTTTGTTGTGCTCTGGAAGGCGATTTTGATTGTGGCCATTTTCAACTTGAGTAACGACCCGAAGATTGATCCAGCGGTTATCAGCAGGATTTCGATTGATGTGGTCGATTACACCGTCGGGCATTTCTCCAGTCATATAGAGAACGGCAAGCCTATGAACAAAGTATTTACGGCCGTCTAGTTGAACTTCAACGTGCCCTGAACGATTAACGGATCCAAGAATGTCACCAGCTTTATTTTTGCTTCCACGCCTGTTCATGGAGCAGATTAGCAAGCCTGTTTCAGGATCGTATGTAGCTAGTTGCTTAAGGCGTTCTTGGGTAATCATGGCATCATCCTTCATATAAAATGTTGATCGACCCGGCGTCAAAGGTGTCGGTGCCGACTGTTCCGTCAGTACCTACCACATTAGTGATACGAATACGATCCAAAGTGCCAGAAAGAGTTTTGGTGCCGCCACCTGCTAACGCACGGCTGTTGCCATCAGCTCCGTAGTGGCCAGAAACCCAAGTATTGCCAGATACAAAGCAGATAGTAACTACTGCTGAAATTAGCGATGCAGCACTTGGGCTTGTAATAACAAAACCTTTAGACCCATTGTACACAGTAGAAGTGCCGCCCGCTGTCATCTGACCTCCCGATGACACATAGGAAGTTTGCTCTAACCCAGAGGAGGTTCCTAATTGAATGAGGAGATTATTTGTACTTGCTAAGCTCACCCCGTTAAACATCACCGTAATTTTTTTAACCCAACTCGGGATGCCAGTGAAGTCCACAGCAGTGCTGGTTGCTGTTTTGGCGGTCTCCAGCACCATCCGCCCGTTGACCCAGCTCAGATTGCCCGAGCCGTCGGTGCCCAGGATGTTGCCCGCTGAGCCATTACCAGTCGGAAGCACCAGCGTGTTCGACCCAGCCACTGCCGGAGCGTCGATCTCGGTGTAACCCGATGTGCTGCCGTTGAGACGTAAGGTCATTTGTTTGCCTCCAAGGCGGTCTTGATTTCGTCAGGGGTAGACGCGCCTTCGATCACGTCTTGAATCAGGGCGTACTTGTCGCGTATCTGTTGGCGGGCTTCTTCCGCTGCGGTGGCATCAGCACCAGGGATCTGTTTGGCGATCACCTCGTCGTAAGGCTCGAACTCCTCAGCGCGTTGCTGGCGGCGACGGTCGTGGCCGATCTCTTTGCACTTATCGAGGTCGTGCTCCACGCAGCAATCGCCCATGACCCACGCATTGCGGAAGTAGCGGTCGCTGGGGATGTCGGCTTCGTCCACGATCTCGTAGGGCACGCCTTCGGGGACATCCTTCAGTGCCAGTTCGACAGACTCGGTGGGGATGATGATGGAGACTCCGCCGGTCTCGTTTTGGTAGATGATTCGTTTCATAGTGTTAGCGGAAGATGGCGACGTTGCAAACGTCAATGTCTTTTGCTGCAGTGTTATTAGAAAAAAGAAACCTACAAGCTGATGTTGTAGGAGCTACGTAAGCAAAAGAGCCGTTGGTATTTGGCTGTGCGACCGTAAAAGTTGCGCCCGTACAATTACCCCCTGCTACCGCTGAATAATTTGCATCCGCCAACGCCGTCGTGAAGTTCACCGTATAGTCCCCCGTTCCGTTGTCCGTAATGCTGCTGACGTTGTACTGAGCGCGGATCGTCACGGTCGAGGTGCCATTAAAACTCACCCACGCCTTGCAAAGCTGCCCCTGCTCAGTGGTGCCGATCTTGGCGTAGGTGACGGCGTTGGCAGCCAGCACATCAGTGTCAACCGTGCCATCAGGGATACCCCCGACGCTGATGCCAGTGATTGAACCAGTGCCGTTAATCGTGATTGCCATGACTTACACCACCACCCAAGAGGCGCCTGACGGAATGGTCACCGTCACACCGCTATTGATTGTGATCGGCCCGGCGCTCATGGCGTTTTTGTTGGTAGTCAAAGTGTAATTGGTGGTGACAGTTTGAGCGTTCTCGTAGAACACATCATCAGTGCCTCCGCCAGTTGCCCCGCCTGCAGTACCCCAGCTAAGGTTGCCTGCGCCGTCACTCTTAAGTGCATGGCCTGAAACCGTGGCGTCAGCGTTGGGAAGCGTCCATGTGACATTGGCCGCGATGCTTGCAGCACCTTGAAACGCCACCCAGTTGCTGCCATTCGCCGTAGCTTCGCCAAACCGCACATCGGTCTGGTTATCCATCAGCAGATCACCAGTCAGCGTGCCACCTGTAGTCGGCAGGCCACCGCTAACCGTGGAAGCGATCGTGATGCTGCCCGATCCGTTGGTGATGCTGATGCCAGTGCCAGCTGTCAGCGTCGATTTGGCAAGCGTGTTGCCGGTGCTGTTGCCGATCAGCAGCTGACCATCGGTGTAGGTGGTTTGGCCGGTGCCGCCATCTACAACACCAAGCGTGCCGGTAATGCTGCTAGCGCCCAAGTCAACCGCCAGCTCCGTTGATTCGATCACCAGGCCGCCATTGGCCTTCAGGTCAGCGGAGAATGTGGTGCCAACCAAATCCAGGCCATCGCCTGCGGTGTAGGTCGTATCCGTGCTGGCAATGCTGATGGTGCCGTCGCCGTTGGTGATGCTGACGTTGCTTCCGGCTGTGAGCGTTGCCTTGGCCAGCGTGCCATCGGTCTTGCCGATCAGGAGCTGACCGTCTGTGTAACTGCCTGCAATGCCCGTGCCGCCATAGCCCGTGCCGATCGTGGTGCCATTCCAGACGCCCGTTGCGATCGTGCCAACACTGGTCAGGCTGCTACCCGTGACGCCACTGCCCAGGGTGCTGCTGCTGAGCACCTGCGTGCCGTTGATGTAATACGCCTTCCCGCTTGCGAGGTCAACGTGCTCGCTGAACGTCCATGCATCAGTGGCATCTACCCAGTTGATGGTCTTATCGGTGGTGCCCTTCAGCGTGATGCCGCCACCATCAGCCGTCACATCCGATGGCGTGGTGACCTTGCCGATGACGATGTTCTTGTCTTCAACATCCAAGGTCTGAGTGTTGATGATCGTTTCGGTACCGTTGACCGTCAGATCACCCTGGATGACAACGTTGTTGTCGAACGTCGCGGCGCCGGTTACATCCAGTGTGCCGGGCACATCGATGTTGCTTGCCCACTCAACGCCAGTGCCGGCTGCATCGGTCTGCAGCAGCTGCCGTGCGCTGCCATCAGCCAGCTTGCTGACAGCGATCTCAGCGTTGCTGGCGATATCAACGTTGACTAGCGGATAGGCGCTGAGCTTGGAGCCGGGGATATATGCAAGCGAAGCCCATGCGGTGGTGCCATCGCCGACCTTCCAGTAGCCGGTATCAGACTCGTAGCCAAGCTCACCTGCCAGCAGCGTGGGGTTCTGCGTCGTCCAGTTTGCAGCCGTATCACGCCGCTGCTTCTGCAGTGCTGAGAGGGTGATGCTCATGCGGCGCCTCCAGGGCTGATCACATAGGTGCGAGCTGGCGTAGCTGCGGCAAGGCCACCATCGACAATATAGTCCCTGACTGGTGTTGCGCCAGCCAGTCCACCATCAATGATCAGATCACTCAGATCAATGGGCTGCGTCTCAAGCTGCACCTCGACGTTGTAGCGGTCGCAAGATGCATGGCTGACCACCAGCGGTGCACTGTATTTCCATGCATAGTCCGACAGCAGCGGCACCGGCGGTGTCGTCATGCCGTTCCATGTCTCGGTCGACAGGAAGAAGATGTCGTAGGTGCCTTGCCGGTCGATGTAATGCGCTTTGAGCAGAAGAAAGTCAGCCTCGACCAGGTTCAGGTAACTCAGTTGCAGCATCTGCCCGATGCGCCGGTTGCCGCGCCTGAAGCCATCGCTCATCCCGCTCAGTGATGTCTGCCGCGCCTGTGGCGTGTTGCCAGGGCTGAAGACGCGCGTTGATGGGATCAGTGCCGGATATGTCATGGCGCAATCTCCGAGATCAGCTCCACATCCACGTTGTAGGTGAGCGGTGCGGCCTGATCAATGCTGATCTCGCTGGCGTAGCGCCACTCATACTCAACGCCAATCGGCGCAGTCGTGAAGCCTGCCCAGACCTGAGCAGGCAGATCAAACGGCAGCAGTGTCCCCTCCTGACCGTTGTAGTGGTCGAGGATCAGGTACATCTGCGTCTCGCTCAGGTAGGTGAAGCCCAGCTTGAGCAGCTGATTCACTCGATCCGTGCCTTGCAGGAATCTGACCGTTGCGCCACTGGTGCCGGTGTAGACCAGCTGCGGATAATCACCAAAGCTGATCTGACGGCTGGCAGGTTCAAGGCTCGGAAAGGTTGTCATCAGATCACCTCAAACGTGCCGTTCACCACTTCATTGCTGATTCTGGCGATGTCGCTGCCGTTGACCGGAAACTGACTGGCGCTAATGCTGCTCACGCCTGCGCTGCTGTGCTTCACGTTGGTGACTTGATACCACTCGATCTCTGTGCGGTTGTCGCCGCGGCTGTTGATGCGTTGGCGTTGCACCTTAATGATCTGCGTGGGGATCAGGCTGGTTGTGAGCAGAGCCGTTGAGAAGCTGATCGTGTGAACCGAATACTTCCGCCGCGCCAGCTCGTATTTGCCATAGGTGGTGGCATGAGCAGCTGAGGTGCAAAAGTCCGTCATGTCGTACTGCTGCGTGGGCGCGTTGGCATCAGTGCCCGGATAACGCACGGTGGTCGTCCGCTGGATGCCAATGGTCAGAGGATCAGCCTCACGCCACACCAGCGAGATATTCACAGCACGGCGCTGATCAGCGTCGATGTATTCCTTTTGGAAGCTGCCGGGCAGAATGTCGTCTTCGGTGAAGGTGAGCACAGGCGTCAGCGCCGTCACCTTGATTCCATTGCTGGCGTTCAGGGGCAGCAGCGGCTGCAAGCTGTAACGGCCATTGCTTGAGACAAACGACAGCAGGAAATACGGCGCAGTCTTGCTGATGTAGTCGATCGTGTTGACCGATTGCTCAATGATGCCGTTGAAGAACAGGCCGGTGTTGGTGCAGAACGTCGCCAGTGTCTGCAGATTGCTCACATCCATTGGCGCAGCCAAGGCATTGGTGCTAGCCCCGCTCGCACGCTTCATCAGCGTGAACAGGTACATCGCTAGATCGACAAACTGATTACTGGCACCCGTGGCATAAACGCCGCCAACTAATCCTCCGCTGTAAAGGTCAACGGTGGCGCCGTTTTCGTAGAACAGCGAGATTTGCCGAGTGGTCGTGGGAAAAGAACCTCCATCCGGCGGATCGTAAATATTGCCCGTGATCTGCAAGAACGTGATGTCGGCAAAGGTGGTGTAATCAGCCGTGCTCGGCGGAGAAGCTGGGTCTGCGTATGGGCTCAGTTGAATCTCAAGCTGAATCCCCGTCAGTGTGCCTGTGCTTGCTGGGTTGGCAGGGTTTACTTGATTGTTAACTGTGCCATTGCCATAGACGTAAGTGACTGGACCTGTCGCACCAAAGTTCGTGAAATAGTTTGGATCTGGAGCAGTCCAGCCGGTTGTAGGAAATCGTCGAATCGTGCCGACTGTATATCCACCAGTGACCACACCACCGCCACCAATTACCGGATTGATTGCCGTGCTAGTTGTTGCAGGGTTGACTCCCAAATAAGACCAGTAACCCGCAGTGACATCGTTACCAGTTTTATTGTCATAAACGCCAAGCCCTGAATTAGGAAAATCGATCACCGAGTTGCTCGTATCACCGGTGCCACGAGTAATGACGCTTACGACGTTATAAAACTGGCTATAATCAGCCTCACGTTCGATGTAGCCACTAGTTGTCCAAACTGGTTGCAAGTAGGAGTAGGAGTTAAGATCGCAGAAGATTTTGCCGCTTGTAATCGGGCAGGCATTGGGTGTCGCTTCCATCGCCGCTGCTGACGCGTAATAGTGCGTGAGCGTGATAGATGCGCTGTTAGTTAAGAACTTGATGTTGTTAAGACCCACCCAGGCGTAGTGCTTCACCGGGCTGCTAACCATTTGCCCTTGGCTGATGGCATACAGAAACTGCCCGACGAAATCAATCGAGCCAGTCTTAACCAATGGCGGTTGCACCCAGGTTCCGCCCACGCCACCACTGCGCTTGCAGAACACAATCGGCACCGTGTCGCCAGCCTGTGAAACCACCTGCTGCTTTGCGATCTCGGTCTGCGGTTTCTTGCTTTTCTCAATCGCAGCATCACTGCGCGTGGAACTGTTGCCGACTTGAGCAGCTGGCTCAGGTTTGGCGGCTGGTGGATCAACTTTGTTCCAGCCAACAATGAACTGCCGGCCAGCTTGGTATCTGTATATCGGTGCCCAACCTTCAGCCATCACCCGGCCTCCTGTTTGCGATATTGCTCAATCGCCTGAGCAATCAAGCCAGGCGGCACAACAAAGCGAGCGTTATCAAGCAGCTTTACGCAACAATCACCGCAAAGGTGCTCGCCATTTGGCGTTGCATAAATCACTTGACCATCCACCAGCCGCATGATCACATCGTCATGCACCGAACCATCAGCGCAGGTAGCAGTGATTCCAATGGCAAGGATGGCTTCACTCATTGCCCTTGCTGACGGATCAGCATGTCTGCCGTGATTTTACGGGTCGGCACCTGAGACTTCAGCTTATTGATGGCAGGGTTCACTTTCCAGTTCACCTCTTCATCACTGACGCTGGCGCCTTCAATGCTGCCGATGTAACGACTAATCAGTTGGGCGCTGGTGCCATCGAAGGAATCCTCGCCCGGATCTTGGATATACAGCGACGCGATCACGAGGTTGTCAGCGGCAATAGCCGCATCGGTGATGTCCACCAGATCAGCGGTTGCAGCAGCATTGATGCTCAGATCGTTGATGCTGGCTGCGGCTGTCGAGCCGAAACCGTTCACGTCAAATGCCAAATAGGCATAAGTACCTGCCACGCCAGCATCGACGCTCAACGTCTGCGCCTCTTGGTAGAAGTTCTGCCACTGCCTTGTCGGTGTGCGCAGACCGCCCGATTCAACATTGTTGCGGTCGGAGTAATACTCAAGGAAGCACATGATGTCGTAAGCAGCCATCAGCCCATCCCCAGTGCGCTGCGCACGCCGATGTCATTGCGGATCAAATCCAGCGTCTGCTGCACACCGAACTGCACAGCCTGGCCAAGGTCTTGCGTGGTGACATAGTTGGTGCCATTCATCTGCGTGACCGGCCCGGTCTGGATGCTCACCTGGGCAGTGCTTGGCATCACCACACCACCCTCAGCGAACCGAGGAATAGCAGCAGCACCACGGCGGCCGGCCATCCAGTTGGCGGCAAACCCTGCAGCCTTGGACTGCGGCACGATGTATTCCGGCTCGCCGCCTTCACCAACCATTGCCACGGTCGGGCCGTTGACTACACCACCCTCGGCAAAGCGTGGCAAGGTGACCGTTGGAAGCGTTGGGATGGTTGGCAAACCAAGCCGTGACAGTGCAGCATTAGCACCAGCGATCATGCGATTGAGTGCCGAGATAGCCCCGTTGATGCCGCGCTCGATGCCACCGATGATGCCGTTCACTACGCCCTTGATCATGTTGGCCGCGGCGGTGAAGGGGGCCGCCAGTGCCTGAGCCAGGCCGGAGAACAGCGATTTGATCCCATCCACCATCGCCTTAAGCGCATTGGCTACCGGGTCGATGAAGACGATCTTGAAGCCAGCCGCGGCCTGCTGCAGCACCTGGCCGATAGCAGCAAACGCCTGCGCAATCTGATCACGAAAGGCATACACCGCCACGCCGGCAGCCACCAGCAACGCCACCCAGCCCACGGGGCCGCTGAAGATCGCCAGCAGCAGCTGGCCGAGGGGAGCCAATGCAGCCATCAGCGGCGCGATCGCACCAGCCCAACCGGCAATCAAGGCGGGGATGCTCACCAGTGCCGCAGCAATGCCCGTGAACAACGGGCCTACCAGCGTCAGCACTGAGACCAGCGCCGTGATCGCAGGTGCAAGCACGATGAAGGCGGCAGTCAAACCGCCCATGATTGCCACGATGTTCTGCAGCGGAGCAGGCAGCCCAGCAAACCATTGCGACAGGCCAGCGATGCCCTGAGCCACCTGCGTGATGAACGGCAGCAATGCTGTGATGGCTTGGTTGAATGGGCCAGCCACGGATCGAGCAATGGCGTTCAGCGCATCGTTGAACTTGTCTGCAGCTTGCGCCATCTGCGTGTCGATGGTTGCGGAATACTGCCCCAAGGCGTCACGCCCTTGGTTAAGCATCGGGATCAGATTCATGCCTGACTTGCCGAACAGCTCCATCGCCAGCGCCGTCTTCTGTGCGCCATCAGGCATCTTGGAGAACCTATCGGCAAGGTCGAGCATGATCTGATCAACGCCGCGGATCTTGCCCTGTGCATCCGTCGAGCTGATGCCAATGGACTTCAACGCCTCATTGGTCTTCGATGCCGGGTCCGCAATGCCCTTTGACAGGCGGCCCATTGCCTTCGATACCTCTTCGATGCTGCTGCCACTGTCGGCCGCGGCTGCCCCAAACTTGCTCAGGCTCTCAACGCCAACACCAGTGCGCTGACTGAGATCGTTCAGGTTGTCAGCTGCGTCGATGCTGCGCTTGCCCAGTGCTGCCAAGCCCGCAATGCCAACAGCAGGCACCAGGCCGCCCAATGCGCCGCTCAGGCCGCTAGTCGCTGCACGCAGCTTGCCCAACGCGCCGCTGGTTTCCTTTGCCTGCTTCTCAGTACCGCCAAGGGCCTTATTCAGGCTTGTAATCTCAGCAAGGCCATCAACACTTGCTCTGATCTTGACGGCAGCATCCATGTTCAGCGCCATCGTTATTTCGCCTTCTCATGCACTGCCAGCAGGATCTCACCCTCGATCACCTGGATGTCTTCCAGCATGGCCGCGAGATCCGTTGCTCCATACAGTCTAGAGGTCAGTTCAACCGCTAAATAGTCCAGCCCGATCAACCCAGCCGGGCCACTGCGCCATTGCGTCTGACAGCGCAGAAATAGCTGCACTGCAGGCCACGCGTCAGGATCCACCTCGAAATAGTCCGGTTGCTTCGGCAGATCAATTTCAATGCCAAAGGCTGCAGCGTCTTCAGCGGTCTGATCAATCACGCCGCCTTTGAGCCAGTAACGCGCAGCCTCGATCAGTTTTTTGTCTTCTTACCCACCACGCTGTCGAAGTAGGACTCGATGATCGCACCGGCCATCATCGGCACATTCAGCAACTGGGCCTTGCTGGTGGCGCTATAGGGGATCTCATCACCCTCATCATCAACAATGCCCTCCCAGCCGGCGAGCACCTCATCAGCGATCGAGATGTCGCTGATCTCGCCCTCGCTCGATTCACCCTTCTCAGCAGCCTTCAGGCGTGCCTGCACCTCGGACTGGATCTCATTGATCCGGGACTGCGGGAGACGCTTGAACTCAGCGTCAAACGATTGTTTCTCGTATTTGCCGCCATCAGTCGGCACACGGAAGCTCACCGGCCATTTGTAGGTCGGAGATTGCTTAAGGACAAACGCCATGCAGGATCAGGTGAAGACGATGCTCACCTCATCATTGCCCGAACCGCTCGGAACTGCAATCACCGGGATCGAAAGCATCGTGATGCCATCTTGGTCGTCGTAGCTCACGTCGCCCACGTCAATGGTGCTGCTGCTCACCGTGATGATGTTGCCAGCGGCGGTGCCGTGCGTGAACTGCAGGTTGCCGAGGGTGCTGTCCGACAGCGCGGCCGTGAAATAGTTCTTGCTGGCCAGCGCCACCGCTTCCATCATCACGGTGCCGGTCACGTTGCGGTTGGTGATCAGCACCTCCTTGGTGCAGCCGACCAACTCGCGGTAGGCAACCTCATTGCCCATGTCCATCTCGATGGACTGCAGACAGCCGGCATAGCTCAGCAACTCGAAGCTGCTGGTGTTGCCATCCTTGAACACCAGCGGCACAGCCTGGTTGGTGTAGGTGGCGGACGGCAGCGCCGTGTCAGTCGGTGCGTTGTAGATGCCCGTCATCGTGAACTCGATATACGGGATCTCGCCCACGGTTCCGTTGAGCGTGAAATTGCCCCGGCAGCCGGTCAGCTTGTGGCGTACACCGTCCACGTTGTAGTAGAGGGTGACCGAGCTGAAGCTGCTGCTCACCGGCGCATAGGTGACGCTGGTGCTGCTCACAATGGTTTCGCTGAAACCGCAAGCCTTCAAAATCGAGCCAAACCGAGGCGCGGTTCCTGCAGTGCCAGAGCCGGCAAGCTCAACTTGGAAGGTGATCTCGACGCGAGTATTGGCCAGCAGCTGCTGAGAGGCGCCCAGGTAGGGGCGGATCAGCTCACGATCAACCGTGTCGCTCTGCAGTGGAGTGATCTCCATCTCACGCACCAGCACCGCATCGGTGCCAGCAGGGGAGCTGTCCGTGCCGTATGTCGCTTCTGCCTTAGCGAGCAGCAGGCGCTTCCGGGTCAGCAGAGCCATCGCTTAATTCCTCGACTTGAGGGTTGAGTGGTTGCGCCGGCTCGGTTCGCTCGATGAGCTTGCGCTTGCCGGTTTTCGGGTTCAGCAGATACGAGCCGCCTTGCCCTTGGTATTCATCCACCATAGTAGCCACTATGCACTGGCCAGATTAGTAACACTGGTGCGATACCGGATCAAGTAATCGCAGCTGATCACACCAGCTGGCTGGTCAGCTTCGACCATCTCAAAATTGACCGACTGCGGCTGCACATCAATGGCATAGCCGTTGAGCGTCAGATCAGCCATCAGCTTGCTGTGCAGGCTTTCGATGATCGGGTCAGCCTGCTGATCCGGCACTGCACCGCGCACGATCACCGCAATCCGTACCGTCAAGCTCCAGTCCAACGTCGGCAGGCTGGTGTTTTGCTCGGCCTGATCCTGCACCGGCTCGATCACGATCGCCGGGCTCTCGCCCCTCGCCAGAGGCTCTACCCGACTGCGATAGATCCGCGTGCTGACGCCCGTGGTGCCAGCAAGCACCGTTTCAATCCGAGCAAGGATCGATTCGCGGCGTGTTGTCATGCTGAAGCCACCTGCGCCACTGTGCAAATAATGCCCGGAATCCCCGGATGCGCGAACGGGCTGGTGGCCGCTGCCTCAGCGTGGATGTAGGCGGCAGCATTGCTAGTCGCCCAGATCAGCTCGATGTAGTCCGCCGCCGCCAACTTGAGGATGAAGTTCACCGTGCCGATCACATTGCCAGCAGTGCCGCCGTGGCTAGCGATGATGCTGAACTTACTATCGCTGTCAAGCACGTCGCCACTTGCGCCGCTGTCGTTCTTGCGCAACCACACGTTGATGTCGTGGATCTGCGTGTCGGTATTGCTGAATTGGATCGAGAACGTAAAGCTATAAATCCCCGGATGGTCAACCGTGATCCGGCTATCCGAGATCACCTTGATGCCACGGTTGTCTAGGTCGTTCTTACGCAGCAGGATTGTCGCCGGCGTGTTAGCCGTAGCGGTCTGTGACGTTGTATCCCAGAACGAACCCCAATTCGCTGGACTGCTGAAATACGGCAGCGTATTCCACGCTGTCCTGCCGTCACCGATCTTCAGGTTCTCGGTCTCGCTTTCAACGCCAGGCTCTCCCGCCATCAGCACAGGATTCTGCGCTGCCCACTGGCTCCGTGTGTTGACCTTGAAGGGACCGCTCATGTCTTCTGTATCCCGAGCTGAACGAACTTGCCATCGTCAATCAACATCGTCTCTCGGACGGTGTAGGCAGCCCCATCCACAGTGATTGAATCGCCGCGGATGAGGCTCCCAAACTTCGAGGTTCTGGCTGTCAGCGTGTAGTCGGTGGTGAGCACCATCCCATCGCTGATCACCTGGCTTGGCATGTCCAGGATTCCGTTGGCGGTAGTAGCGCCAGCTGTGCAGCTAACGCCAAAATCCGCCAAGAACGCATCCAGATCCTCAGTGATCGCCATGATCAGCCGTACTTGGCGGAAGCCAGGCCGATCACCGCAACAGCACCAGCGCCGGTGCCACCAGCCACGGTCACAGAGACCTTGACGTAGCGCTTCAGCGAGGTGACGTTGACGAAGATCTTCTGCAGCGAAGCAGTGTTTGCGGTGGTGGTGGTGAAGCCGCCACCAGTTACGTCGGTGTAGGAACCGCCGGAGGTGTCGGATTCGGTCAGCTTCACGGCATAGGTGACGCCAGCACCGCCAGCTTCGGCGTCCAGCAGCACAGCAATGTCGCCTTCGTAGCCCTGCAGATCGATGGCAGAGCCGGTCCCGGTAGCGGTCACAACGTCGTTGCGGAGCAGGCCGAGAACCGTGGTCTTAGAACCAAGATTGTGGATGGTCATGATTTAGCCCTCCGTCGGGGGGTAGTTGGTTTGGGTGCAGGTTGAGTGATTTCCTCAACCACCTCGGCCACCGCAGCGGCAGCCACAACAGCTTTGCCAATGCCGATCAGAAACTTGGCGTCGGAGGGGGATGCCTCAAGGACATCCCCGATCCGAACAACCTGGCCTGCCAGCATGGTCTGCCTTAGGACCTTGATCAACATGATCAGAGGGAATCGTTGCCGCGGCTGAAGGATTCGGCGTGGCGGACGGCAATATCAACGTCTTGGAGGGCCACCACGCGCACAGTACCGGAGGTGCTGTGGGTGTAGGGGTCAACCATGATGTCGAGGCCGGAGAAGTAGCCGATGATCAGATCAGCGAAGTTGCCGAACCACAGATCGCCGGAAGCCACTTGGTTGGAGAGCACGCCGGTGTAGCCGTTGACTTCACCGTTCTCCATGATGAAGATGCCGGAGCCTGCATCTTTCTTGGTGGTCTTCAGGTTGCCGCGCATGGCAGCGTTCATCAGATACACCGGGGAGCCAAGCAGAGCGTTGGCAGTAGCCACGTCGCTCTCCAAATCCACCACCTCAGCGAAGGTAGGAGCAGCAGCGGCGAAGTCAACAGTGCCGATGCCGGTGGTGTTCTTCAGGCCGAGAGGCTCGTTGCTGGCGCCAGTGCCGTACAGACCAGCGGCGTCGATCTTGAGAGCGATCACGCGCGCCAAGTCGTTGCGTACCATGTTCTCCACGTCGATGGAGGACTGGATCATCAGGCGCCTGCTGAAGTCGGTGTAAGCAGCACAGGTGCGGGGCACCAGGCTCACTTGGTCGACGGTCTGCTGGGACTCGGTGGGAGAACCGGACTCGGCCACCCAGTAAGCGGTAGCAGCGCCGGACTGGCGGGGGATCGCAACGTTGCCGGTCAGGCCGGTCAGCACGGTGGCGCCAGCTTGATCCAGGGCGGAAGCGTTACGGAGCAGGTCGATGAACGAACCAGCATCCAGCTCGGTAGCAACCAGGTTGCCGCCGGCAGAAGCGGTGCCAACGTTCAGGTCGCGACGCAGCACTTCCTGGGGCACGGTGATGCCACGGGACTGACGGCCGAGCTTGGAGGCAGCAGCTTCGGAAGCCTCGATCTCGAACGCAGCAGCCTCACGGGCAGCACGATCGGTCGGGTTCGAAAGATAGTTGATGGCACGCAGGAAGGAGAAGCTGCGGCTCTCCTGTGCGGTAAGGCCGATGTCAGCGGCGCTCATGTTCACGGGCTCCTGTTGAATGTCGAGTTTGTCGAGCACAGCAGCGCGAGCCTCGTCGATAGAACGACCAGATTCGATCAGCTGGTGGCCGAGGTCGGCCATGCCGTGCTTATCGCACAGCGCGGAAATGCCAGCAATGCGGGAACGCTCAGCCTTAGCGGCTTCGGCCCGCACCACTGCCAGATCGGGGGTGGTGTTTTCCATTGAAGGAATGGGATCGGGTGTTGGTGCTGCCGAAGCAGCATTGTCATCCTCAAGCGATCGGCCAATCCCGACGCCAGGGTCAGCTGGCACCGAGACAACGCTGATCTCGTAAGGAGACCAAGCAGTAGCAACAAAGTCGCCACTGCCGCGCTCCTCCATTTTGTCGATGGAGTAGCCGAAGGAGACATTCCTGAGAACGCCATCCTTCACATCACTCAAGATCTCTTGAGCGAATGAGTTGCGGCTAAACCGCACACGCGCATATCCTCGGCGCTTATTGCCGTCGATATACGCGCGCTCCACAACACCGATCACGCGATCAGGGTTGTGGTTGAACAACAGCGGAGCGCCATCGTTCAGGCGACTGAGATCAGCCGCCTTGCTTTCGTGGCTCAAAATCTCATTGCCGAAATACCGAGCCACCGGATACTCCGAGCTAAAGGGGAACTCGAAGGTCCGCTCCTCCACCTCATCAAAGCTGGTCAGCTCTGCACGCTGATATTTGCCCGTCAGGCTCCGCAGTGCCGCGATCTTGGTGAGCGTCGAGAACTTATGGCCGACCAGCGTTTCGGTCGCCTCCCAGCCATCCTCACCTTCGCGGTAGATGCGGATCAGCGCAGCAGGATCCTCAGCCGTAGCTTCAATGCTGAACTCAGTGTCGGGCACACCCAGCGTGCCTTCACGCATCACATGCTCGATCCGCCCGCGAGCAGTGCCGCCGCTCGAATCCCACTGCACGAAGTCACCCTCGCTCAGTTCGTTTGGTGCCGCACGATCGGCTTCACCATCGCCCGTGGCTTCCTCAAACTCAATCGGGCTGAAATCATGCTCAGCCAACCAGTCGCGCGCCTCAGCAGGCGTGAACTGCGAGCTACGGAACCGGATGGCTTGGATTTCGCTCACGCCTTCCTTGATCCCGTAGATGAAATCAATGCCTGAGCCGCCCGCATCGTTCTCTCGACGTAACAAATCATATTGCTCGGGATCGGTCAGCCGAGCAGCATGTTCATTCGGATAGGGGCGCTCTGAGTCCACGGCGCTTTTTTCTTGTATTGCCTTGATTCTATCGGCCATTGGGATTCCTATTCCTGTAGGTCTTCCGTCAGATCTTCAGTCCCTTCCTCCTCGGGATAATCCTCCTCCTCCTCGATCACCGCCTCGGTCTCCTCGAACGGTGCCTCGGTCTCCTCGAACGGTGCCTCGGTGCCCATCGGCCTTGCAGCCTGCACCGCACCACCCTCAGTCACCTCGCTCGGATCGGTGTCGGTGATGATGTTGAACTCATCGAGCATCGCCAACTCGCTTTGGCGGGTGAGCATCACATCGTCAAGATCACCGCCCTGTTCTGCGATGACCTGCGTCAGAGTCTTGAAGCCACAGCGCACGGCGGTCTTGTACGCATCCACTTCCTTCTGCGGGTCCACCCACTCCCAACTACGGGGGATCCACTTGCTAGCGCGATAGCGGTCGGGGTTGGTCTCATACCCAGGCAGGTTCACCGCACCGCTCAGCACCGCCATCTCCAGCCATGCGTTGAACACCGGCTGATGGAAGTTCTCGATCATGTACCGCTGCAGCACGCGGTACGCATCACGCTCCTCAAGCAGGCTCAGCCGGCTGCTGCTGTAGTTGCTCTCTGAGAAGTTCTTGCTGATGCTCTCGAAGCTCACGCCCAGGCCAGCAGCGACAGCGCGCAGCATCGACCGGGTGAATGGCTCAAGCTGCCCATCCGGTGCGTTCATGTCCGGCACGGTCACGCTCTGACCCGGATCGAGGTACTTGAAGACCCCAGGAGAAAACTCGCTCACGCGCTCGCCTTCGTACATCTCATCCGCCGTCAGCTCGCCCTCGGGACTGGTAATGAATCCCATCAGCGC